AATACCGAGTATTTCTGCTACAATTAGCAATACACCAGTAACCCAGAATGCACCGAAGCAAAGGCATGTACCCGCAATAATACGAATAATGCTTTTGATAATACTAATGTTTTTATGTTTTTTAGGATCAGGAATGTCGTTCATATATTAAACCTTGAGTGCGCGATCCCAAACTTGCAAGTGTAATCTGTTAGAGAATTTAAAACCATACTTTTTGCAAAGCTCTGCTACTACTGGTCCAACTTCTAATAATTCTTTACGACTACCACAGCAAGGCATAATCCATACTTGCTCTGAACGTAAACCTACATCTGGGTTGTTTAAATATTTTTCTAACACTTCATTTAAATCAGACTCTTGTCTTGCTACGAACTTAAAACAAGCATCTTTCTTTACTAAGAAACGTAAGACTTCTGGTTTAAAGCGCTTATCTTCAGGGTCTCCATTACTTGATAGTTTTGGCGATGTTGTGTATGTAACAATACAACCAATTTGATCCCATTCTGGGTCAGGCATTAAAGTAGCATTAGTTTCAAAATCAATATGTAATGATGGTCTGTTAGTATCATCCATAGTGAGAGTTTTACTATAGTTTGCAAAACCCCAACGATCTCTAATAAATTTAACGAACTCAATTAAGTTCTTTTGCTGAATAAAAGGTTCACCACCGGTAATTTTAAGTAGAGCGCCTTGTCTTAGATTCTCATCATAACCATTCTTTTCGTAAAATTGAGCAATCTCTTCAAACGTCATCTTGTTCTTCTTAGACCAGCTGACATAAGAGTCACAACCAAATGGTGCATCTTCACTTTTAAAACCGATACACGTAAGGTTGCACATAGACAATCTCATAAACACTGAAGGGTAACCGATATAACGGCCTTCACCTTCTAATGTATAAAATACGAAATCGTCTGAAAGAAATAAAGTTTTATTAGGGTCAATTGGCATACGTTATTATATTATATAAGATTAGCTTTTCCACTCTCCATCATGAATTGTTTCAAATATAGCTGAATTGTCCGGGTGTTCCCACACTTCAACTTTAGAACACCAGCAACGACCTAATGTGAGATCATTTACAAATTCATTTGCTTCTTTATGACAATATTCAGCAAACTTTTCAATACCTACACCGCCAGACATTATACGTAAATCTATAATCTCTTTTTTATTGAGCATTTGAAATGTTTGTAGTTCGGGATCCTTTTCCCACACTACAGTTGTATGATCAAACTGCTCTTCTAATGCTGTCTTAAGCGGTTTAAGAGCACCAAAATCTACTACCCAATTGTTATCATCTAATTGATTACATTCAAACCAGAACTTAGCTTGTAATCTATAACCATGAATAAAGTGACAGTGACTGTTTGCAAAAGGTTGGCGAAATGCGCACGACCCTAACGGAATAACTTTAGTAGAAGTGTATTTTGACATAACTTCATACTATAATAAAAATAATTTTAATCAAGCTTTTCTAAATGGTTTTGTACCCATTTTAGCAAGGTGTCTTCATCTATATCATCTGGAGCACACATCATTGCATTATTATCCGCGTCATTAGTATCAAATAAGCTTCTTTGTAAAGTGCGTTTTTCTTCTTTTTCATCAATTCTGAAATATATAAATGCTCTTTTGTCTTTTATTACAGTTTTACCTGCTAAAACAAAATACATACAGTTTACTCTGCACCAAGTGCCTAATTCATAAAATTGCAGTAAGTTTATAAAGTCATTACGGTTTTTATCCGTTTTAAAATAGATAAAAATTGGTAAGTCAATACTACTGTATGTTTTATCGCGATACTTTATATACACTTTATTATGGCATATTTATTATAAATATAACTAATGCAATCGGTAAAGCATAATAAGCAAGTAAATATAAAAGAAGCCATTATGGATGTACCTCCACCACCTCCAATCCATTTTGACAATCCTGCAGCAATTGTACATAAAGTAAACAAACCGGCGGCTGATTTTAAGTCTTTTTACCAGGCAAGCTTTATGCCAACACCTGACTTTATCAATTATATTAAAGGTGTAGAAAACAGTACACATACAGGTTTTAAACACGGGTTGTGGCACCCACACAAAAGTGTCGAGGGCGGTACTGATACTATTGCTTATGGCCACAAACTACATCACGGTGATATTTTTAGTAAAGGTCTTACTGATGAAGAAGCAACTAAGCTTTTAATTAAAGATATAATGAAAGCTTCAGAGACAGCTAAGCACGTCATTAATAAAACTTACGGTGCTGGTGTATTTGAAAAGTTACCAACTAAAAGCAAGGAAATGTTAATAGATTTCGCATTTAATGGTGTTATTAACAAATTTCCACAATTTGTAGACGGCGTAATTAACAACGACATTGATACAATGATGACACAGTACAAACGTCACTCTAACGGCAAAGAGCTAACCGGTCGCAATCATGCATTTGCAAACCGGTACTTTAATTAAAGACCTTCTACTATTTGTTTAATACGGTCTGCTACTTGATCAGCGTTATCTTTAGTAACGTGGGTTTCAAATATAGATTTGTCTTGTTCACTAATCGTAGAAGAATCAACAGCTAAAGCTTTAAGTGCAAGTTCTACTAAGAATACTTTACCCTCAGGGGTCATTGGTTGAGCTTCTTGTTGCTCCGGAGCTGCAGGTGCTGGTGCTTGTGCTGGTGCTTGTGCAGGAGCAGCTGCTGTAGTTTGATCTCCTTGTTGACCGCCGGTTTGATCTAAACCAGTTTGTTGATCAGCCTCTAAAAGATTAAAATAAAATTCGTTTATTTTTTTATTAAATTTACTCATGGTTGTTTCATTATTGCTTGAGCTTGTTGTAACTTTGCATTAGCAGCAGCAAGTGCAGCTGTAGCAGCGGCTTTTTGTGTAGGGTCTTGTGTATTGGCTTGACTTTTAAGTTGTCCAATTTGACTGTTAACTGAATTAATATCTTGTTGTGCCTGTACTTTTTGTTTTTTCTTTAAATCAGCTGTATCTTTATTAACTTTGTCTTGTGCTTGTGCTAAAGCTGGATTTGGTGCAGAAGTCGGTGCAACAGGTGCAGTACCAGGCAATGCTCCAGGATTCGCTCCATCTTCAGTCGCAAGACCACTCTTATTAAATTTTGCTACAATAGCTAAAAATTTACTTTTAGGTTTAAACTTCTCGTATAACGTTTCCATTGTTATTATTTACTGACTTACAACAAAAATAAAGAACTATAGTTGATTTTTCGTGGATTCATTTAATATAATACCGGGGAGGGAAAAGACGGACTATGTACAGATAGTAATCTATACGTTATGTTTGTTATAGGTTTTTCTTGTTTATTTTTTAATAGGCTCGCTGCGCTCGCCTGATATATCATATATAATATATATATCTCCCGGAAACTTGCTACTTGCACTGGTTTAGAATATCCGGACTTATCTTGCGCTTTTTAAGGTATGTTACTAATTTCCGGTGGGAGTATTTGTTGTGATCGAAATTAAAGCGGTAATTAGTTACACTGTTAATTAATTCAGTAGATTCCCCGGATTTGCTGTATATACAATCATAATATATTGTATTAGTATATACTATTAGATTTAATGCATTTGCTACGCTTTTAAAGTTAGATTTTATATCTTTATATGTATCTAACTTTTCGTTAATGTAAAATATTATGTTCTTTTTATGTTCTTTAAAATTTACCTGTATTTCAAGTACTTGTTGCAATATATAATAAACTAATAGCCTGCTTGCATCTTTTTTAGGTAAATCATCAGCAAACACCTGAAACTCGCTTCTTAACTTTGTTAAATAGCTGTTTTGTATATCTTCAGCTACACTTTCAAAGTCTACTACTATCAAGTGAAGATCTGTCTGGTGATATCGCATTATTGTTTATAATAACACCGTTTTCTTCTTGTGCAAGCTTTTTTAATAGTGCGTCAGGTGCTCTTCCAATACGGCAATTTATAATACCGTTGTAATATCCTTCTTTTAACAGTACATTGTTGTCAAACTGTATTTTAGCTTCGTAATATGCTAATTCAAACTTACTATCACAAAAACGCAATATTTCAAATTTAAACTTGTCTTTACCGATTTTTTTTATATCTTCATTAACATCATTAGATGATGAAGTATAAGTCTTCCAATCTGTTTCTACGTCGAAGTGTCTTTTGTTTTTTCTTCCTTTAAGCGGTTTAAGTTTTTTAACGCTTCTAATCTGCTTTTTACCGAAATAGACCTTACCACTGACCACGTTTGTAATACGATAAATAAAACCGTAAGGCAGAATATTGTTGTTGAAAGCTTCATTTGTTGTCCAGTGGCCTAAATCCATTTACTTTGACTTATTACAAACCTGGCGGAGTTCTACGGATAACCTTAAATTTGGATTTAAAACCTGGATTATTTTTAGGAGCTTTAAATTTAGATTTTTTCTTCTTTGTTTTTTCCGGAGCACCAAATAGATTGCGAGCATCGCCTGGTGCATATATTTTATCACTACTTTGACCTATAGGTACACCAGCAGCTGCACTTGTGCTTCCGATTCCTGCAGCTGCAGTAGTACCTGCTGCCGCTCCCATATCTTCTAAGATTTTCTGTATTTTTTTATCAAATTTTTTCACTGTTGATTATATTAAAGATTATATTATACTTATGTTGTTTATTATGGACTTACCCGATTTAGATACACTATTTATTAACTACCAAACTGAAATTATACAAGATATACAGGTAGATGAATTGTCTCTTAAAGACAAAGCAATGTTAGTGCCCACTATCAAACATAAATGGGTAGCACGCATGATGCAACATAAAGCTCAATTGCGTAAGCTTCAAGCTAAGAAAAAAGATCTTATTAAGAATACTGCTAATGCGAGTCCTGTTTCAATGAGTAAGACTGCATTAGAACAATTATCTCAAAATAATCCTAATATAGTGCAATTGACTGAGTATATTGAAAAGTTAGAAGGTATTATTGAGTATCTTGAGAAGGTAGAAAAACTAACCAGCTCGTTAACGTACGATTGTAAAAACGTAATAGATTTACAAAAGCTCGAAACGACCTAATGGTAGTAGAACTTCAATACGACCCTAAACGCAAAGAAGTAAAGATTGTTTCGGAATACCTTAACAATATTAAAGAACGTTTTAGTGTTAAAAACCCGGGGGCACGTTTTAATCGATATCAAAGATTTTTACCTCAGCGTATCTACGCTATAACTAATGCCGGTTATTGTGGTATAGGTTTAGTTCCGGAAATTGTAGATTACCTTAACTCTCAAACTATACCATTTGAAATTAAAGTTAATAAAGAATACAATGATGTTTTACTTCAAACTCATATTCTCAATACCGGAACACATAAAACTTTAGACAGTGAATTTAAACTTAGAGATTACCAGGAGACAGCTGTTAATAAAGCATTAGAAAGTGGTTATGGTGTTGTAGAGTTAGCTACTGGTGGTGGTAAAACATTAATTATCGCTAATTTAGTATATGCTGCATTACACAGTATCAAACTTACTGAAAAAGTATTAATTGTAGTGCCAGATTTAGGTTTAGTGGCACAAACTTATAAAGACTTTATTTCATACAACTTTCCTATGGAGATAGTGAGTAAGTGGACAGGAGATACTGAGTTAGACTCTAATGCCCGTGTTATTATAGCTAATATGGGTATTTTACAAAGTAAGTCGTCGGATATTTCTTGGTTTAACAAAGTAGGTTTGTTAGTTGTAGATGAGTGTCATAAGCTACGTAGAGGTAATAAGGTATGTAAACTTATTGATAAAATACCCACACTAAGACGTATTGGTTTTACAGGTACATTACCAGAAAATGATATCGATAAATGGAATATTAATAATTTTATCGGGCCGGTTATATTTAAAAAAACTACAACCGAACTAAGAGAAGCAGCTGGTGGAGAGTATATTGCTAATGCTCAAGCTTTAGCCTTACATATTGAGTATGCAATGAAGCCAGATTATACTGCAGTAGCGGCAGCTCAAAGATACTTAACTGAGTTAGATTTTATACACATAAACAAATTTCGTAACGAGGTTATTAAGAACATTATTGGTAAACTAAATAATAACAGCCTTATACTTGTGGACCATATTGCACACGGTGAAAATTTGTATAATACTTTATCAACCTTAACCGGTAAACAAGTGTACTTTATACAAGGTAGTGTTGAAGTTGAGGACCGTAAAAAGGTGCAAGAACTAATGGAACAGCATAACAATGTTGTATGTGTTGCTATAAGCAAAATTTTTTCTACTGGAATTTCTATAAAAAACATTCATTATATAGTGTTTGCTGCAGGCGGTAAGTCCAAGATCAAAACTTTACAGTCTATTGGTCGTGGTTTACGTGTACATGAAAATAAGGACATTCTTACTATCATTGACATTGTAGATGAGCTTATCTATGGTGGTAAACACTATGACAAACGAAAAGAATTTTATGCCCTTGAACAAATCAAAATTACCGAAAAAACAATTACCGAAAGCTAAAGCACCACCTAAGCCTAAAAAGCCATTAAGTGAGTCTGCTAAAGCTAAAAAAGTATATTATGTGAGCCCAGCTGATTTTACAGCTGAGTTACGCAAATACTATGAAACCAATATCATTACCGATGATTTAGCAATGATGATTAAAAACATTGCTTATGGGCTTGCACATGCTTCAAACTTTATCAATTATACCTTTAAAGAAGACGCTATTGGTGATTCTTTAATTAATATGTTCAATGCATTAAAAGATAAGAAATATAATTTTGATAAAGGTAGTAATCCATTCTCTTATTTTAATTCAATTTCGTTTAATTGCTGGCGTTCTCGTATTAAAAAAGAAAAACGCATGAGAGACACATTAGCGGCATATCAAGAAGAAGTGTATAGTATTATCGGGCCTCAGGTAGGTGTTGATGATCCGGTTAATCCCGCTAAACGTAATAATAATAATGACAATAACTAATTTAAGAATCGGTATATTTTCTGATCCGCACTACGGTGTTCACCGTAATAGTGAAACATGGCACAAGATTGCTTTGGAGCACGCTAAGTGGGCTGCTGAGCAGTTTAAACAACAAGGCATAAAAGATATACTAATACCTGGAGACATATTTCATGATCGTAATGACATTGCTGTTAACACTCTTCACGTGGTTACTGACATTTTTGATGTATTGCGTGATTTTAACATCATTGTTACCGTGGGTAATCACGATGCTTACTACCGTGATAATTCTTCAGTTAATTCCGTATCCATACTTCGTGGCTGGAGTAATATTACTGTTATTGATAAGCTTACGGTCGAAACGCTCCAAGGAAAGAAAATAGCATTCTGTCCGTGGGGTCAAGATATTAACGAAGTACCTAAATGTGATCTAATTGTAGGTCATTTTGAAGTTAATAGCTTTAAAATGAACTCTTATAAAGTATGTACTAACGGGCTTAAGACTTCTGATTTAACTGATAGAGCACCTTTAACTATTACAGGTCACTTTCACCATAGAGAAGAACGCAAATACAAAGATGGTACTATTCTTTATGTTGGGTGCCCGTATCAACAGGATTGGGGTGATTATGGTACTACTAAAGGTTTATACATTTTAGATTTAAAAGACTTAAGTTACGAGTTTATTGTTAATAACATATCACCACGCTATAACAAGATTAAATACTCTGAAATAGCTAATGGTGTATATACAGCTGAATCTTTAAAAGGCTTTATACGTAACAATATAGTAAAATTTTACATAGATAAACAACTTACACCTGAAGTAGTAGATAATATTGTTAGAAAGATTGCTTCAATTAAACCTGTCGAGCTTACTTTAGAATACGATTATTCAGAACTATCTAAGCTTAATGTAGAAGAAGCTAATACCAAGGATTTTAGTATTAGTGTTGAAAACTCTATATCAGAATTCATTGATTTATTAGATGTTAATCATAAGGATAAGGTAAAGAGTTACGTAACAGATTTATACCATAGAGCATTAACAATAACATGAAAATAGGAGCAGCAGTAATAGCATGTGATAGATTGGAATACACTAAACAGTGTGTTGCAAGTATACTTGCGAATAAAGGCCCGTTAACTGATATTATTTTAATTAATGATGGTATTAAAATACCAGATGGTGCATTACCTGATGGTATTGAAATAATGAACAATAGACCGCCATATCAATCAGTTGGGAGAGCTAAAAATAGAGCTATGCAGGTGTTAGTCAATAGAGAATGTGAACATATATTTCTTGTTGAAAATGATATTTTAATTCAAACACCTGATGTTTGGCAAAAATATATAGATACTGCTAATGGTACAGGTATACGTCATTTAAATTTCGGTTATCATGGACCAGCCAACAGAACACCAGATTATAGTAAACCAAATCCGAGGTATATTGTAGAATACCCAAATAATATAAAAGTTGCACTTAATTTTCATTGTGTTGGAGCGTTTTCGTATTTTCATCGTCAATTTATGACAGATGTTGGTTATCATGATACATTTTTTCAAAATGCATGGGAACACGTAGAGCTGTGTCAAAGAGCAATTAAGAAAAACTATTTGCCTGCATTTTGGTGGTTTCCAGATGTAGAAGGTAGTGATGAATTACTTAAAGAAATACCAGGCTCTATACAAAACAGTTCTATTACACATACCGAAAAATGGACTGAAAATATGTATAAAGGTGCTGATCATTACAGAAAGATACACGGTGTATCAGCTGTAGAAAACCCTGATACCGGTCTTTCTGTAGTACTACAACGCTTAAAAGAAATTTATAAATGCAAGTAACACATTTAGGTATAACTAACGTAAAGCGTAGTGGTTATGGGTTTGGTAATCAATTATTTTTAATTGCAAGTACGATAGGTATTGCTATCAGCAATAATTTAAAGTATGGTTTTGCAGAATGGAGTAATAATCGTTACTTTAACGAGCAGTTACCGGGTTTAGCGCCAGGAACAGGTAATATTGTAAAAGAACAGAGCTTTGATTATAACCCGGTAGTGTTGCCAAAAAATACATTTACATACCTTGAAGGTTATTTTCAAAGTGAAAAATACTTCAGTTCTCCTGAAGCAAAAAACACAATACGCAATTTCTTTACATTTAAAAATGAGTATATACAACCAATAAAAGACTCTTTAAATGGTATAACCAATACATGCTCTATACATGTACGTCGCGGAGACTATTTAAAATACCCTGATATACATGTACAGCAACCTGAAACCTATTGGTATAACGCTCAACTTAAAGTTGAAAGCTTAACCACTGTTAACACTTATATAGTAATGTCTGATGACATAAATTGGTGTAAAGAAAATAAACAACTGTTTACTAAAACAGGTAAAAAGGTATTATTTATGCAAGGTAGAAACGACATGGATGATTTTGTTATGATGTCTTTGTGTAGCAACAATATAATAACTAATTCCTCCTTTTCATGGTGGGCAGCTTGGTTAAACACAAATAGAGATAAAGTTGTTGTTATGCCCAAACAGTGGTTTGGTATTAACGGGCCATCAGATGGTAAAGATTTGCAAGCAGAGGGGTGGATAAAAGTATGAAAAAAGAATTATACATAAAAGACTCTAATTTCGGTCACTGCGCGTTTAGTAATAATCCAACACCACCAGTAAGCATTTCTGAACATATAATATGGAACCGCAGCGACGCTCCACATGGAACTGATGTGGTGTGTACTGATTACCAATTAGATAAAGGCAATATTGCATGGTTATTAGAACCTTATGAAATTAACCCACAGCCATATGAGTATGTCAAAGCTAATTCAGCTTTTTATAAAGAAATATGGACACACGATAAAGAGTTTTTGTCTTTACCAAACGCTAAATGGTATCCGGTTGGAGGGTGTTGGTTAGAAGTACCTGAAAGAAAAATATATGAAAAGAGCAAAATGTTCTCTATTATAGCTTCGAACAAAAACCAACTGCCCGGTCACAAATTAAGACATCAAATAATACAAGCCGCTGGTAATAAGGTGGATGCTTTCGGTCCTTCCTATATTCAGTTTAAGAAAAACCCCATGCATAAAATAGAAGGATTAGCGGATTACCGATATCATTTTGCAATTGAAAACTGTAAGAGAGATTTTTATTTTACAGAAAAGCTTATTGATACCTTGATGTCTGGTACAATTCCTATATACTGGGGGTGTCCTTCTATTGATAAATTCTTTAATACTGATGGTTTTATTATCTTTAATGACTTGTATGATTTAAAAGAGAAGCTTAAAAATTGTACAGTAGAATTATACGATAGTAAGAAAGCAGCTATTGAAGAAAACTTTAAATTAGCACAAAACTATATTTTATCAGAAGATTGGATATATAACAATATATTACAAAATGAAAAGACAATTTGATACAGGTGCACAAAGAGACACTGATGTTGGCAAACCAAGAGTTAGCCTGGTGCCTCATGAAGAATTAATGAGAGTGGCAAGCCACTTTGTTGTAGGCGGGCAGAAGTACGGTTTCAATAACTGGAAGAAAGGTATGAATACGTCAGTATATTATGACAGTGCACAGCGTCATTTAATGAAATACTGGCAAGGAGAAGACAGTGAGGATCATGCTGCAGCTGCTGTGTGGAATATTATGTGTATGATGTGGACGGAAAAAAATAAACCAGAATTAGACGATAGAAAAGAATACCAATGAAAATTGATTTAAAAAACCTAACATTCACAATACCTGTCAGAATTGATAGTGATGATAGAGCATTCAATCTCAACTATGTTATCGAGTATTTGTTACACAATTTTGATACTAATATAATTGTGTATGAAAACGGACCTAAACCTATATTTAAAAATAAATACAGTATTACACATGTTTATGAACAAAATGACGGTGTGTTTCACCGTACTCGTTATCTTAACAATATGGCTAAGCAAGCCACAACTGATTTTATAGCTAATTATGATTGTGATGTAATATTTCCTGTAAAACAAATTGTAAAAGCATATAATTTATTAAAAAGCAATAACTTAGACTGTGTATATCCTTATAGTGGTTATTTTGTTAACATTAAACGTGATGTTTTAAAGGAAATTGTAAACTTAGACCCGGCTAACTTAAACCCTGATACATATCAAAATTTCGGTAAAAATTCCTTTGGTGGTGCTGTATTTTGGTACAAAAAAGCCTTTATAGAGGGTGGAATGGAAAATGAAAATTGTGTATCTTGGGGCTGTGAAGACTGGGAACGGTTAAAGCGTTTTGAAATACTTGGTTACCGTATTGCAAGAGTAAATGGTCCTTTATATCATATTGATCATGTAAGATCTCAAGATAGCAGTGAAGCTAACCCATATTATAATAATAATAGAAAAGAATTCGATAAAGTATTAAATGCTAAAAAAGAAGACTTACTAAGATACGTCAGCACATGGCCTTGGGCTAAATTATAATGAAAAAAGTATACATTACTTTTGGTGGTAATATCTATGATGACACCACTCGTATAATAGTTCAAGACGGTATTAAATTCGGTGCTGATGAAGTTAAAGTGTACGATGATGTATGGTTAATGAAACAACCATTCTTTGAACAAAATAAATGGCTTTGGGAACACCCGCATAAAAGAGGTTTTGGATGGTATTGCTGGAAACCATTTATAATATATCATGCTTTACAAAACCTACAAGACGGTGATATAGTGCTATTTACAGATGCTGATTGTTACCCTGTTAGTGATTTAAATGTATTGTTTAATCAATGCGATAAAGACGGTGGTGTAATGCTATTTGCGGCTAACGGACAAACACACTCTTATTGGTGCAAGAAAGATTGTTACATTGTGATGGGACAAAACGACCCTAAATATTACAACGTACAGGCTGGTGTTGCACGGTTTATGTTATTTCAAAAAGGTAAATGGAAAGCTACACAGTTTTTAATGGAATGGTTAACATATTGTGTCAACCCATTAGCTACAACGTTTGATAAAAGTATTCTTGCTGCAGAAGCTCCGGAATTTATTGAACATAGAACTGAACAAGCAATAATGACCAGTCTTGCACATAAGTACGGTTTAAAGCTCTATAGAGAAGCTTGTGAAGCTGGTAACAAGTACAGTTTTGATAAAGAACTATATAGTCAATTATTTACACAGTTTAACCCTACTGATTTGTTTGGTGGTGAAAAAGTTACACTTAGACCGGTAGGTTCTAAGTTTGCAAACGTTAAATAAGTTTACAGTAGAAAAAAGATAGTTCTATATTATACTATTAGGTAATGCGTTATGTTTATTTCAAACATTTAAAAATTACTAATTTCCTGTCTGTAGGTAAAAGACCGGTAGTTGTAGATTTTAAGCCTGGACTAAATATTATTACAGGTAAAAATTATGATAAAGCTGATAGAGCGAATGGCGTTGGAAAGTCCACTATTGCTGACGCAGTGCATTTTGCTCTGTACGGTAGCACTATACGCGATCTTAAAAAAGAAAACATAGTAAACGATCAAGCACCGGATCAGTTGTGTGAAGTCGAGCTTGAATTTACTTATCAGCAAGATGGTATTAATAATGAATGTCGAGTGCTAAGAACACTTAACCCCACTAAATGTTTCTTCTTTATTAATGGTGAAGACGTTACCAGATCTGGTGTACCGCAAACTACAGAGTTGATAGTCGACACTATTAAAACCTCTTCTGAAATATTTCAGAACAGTGTTGTTATGACAATTAATACCACTGTACCTTTCATGGCACAGAAGAAGATCGAGAAACGCAAGTTTATTGAAGGCATACTTGGTTTAGAAGTGTTTAGTAATATGTTAAGTTTTGCACGCTTTGATTATAATGAAGCAAAACGCTTACTTGATATTGAAAGTACAAAAGTAGAAGAAACTAACAGATCTTTAGCAGACGCGATTAAACAAAAAGAAACTTATGAAGACACTAAAAAGAAAAGACTTGAAGTTCTATTAACACGTCAGTCTAACAATGCTAAGGAACTGGCAGGTATAGATGAAAAGCTTAACAGTTTAGAGTCAGTAGATACAGTAGCAGAAAAGCAAATACAAGATAAGCTATCTACATTAAAAACAGCTGAAACAGCATGCGACCGTAAAATAGCTACTATAAACAAGCTTATTACTGAAGCGGAAACACATATCAAACTTAATAATGATCGTATTAAAAAGCTAAAGAAGGTAGATAGTAAATGCCCTCATTGCGGTAAAGACTTAGCTGAAGCTGTAAACACTCAATATGAAAAAGATAAAGCGGAGTGTCAGACTGAAATACAAAAGTACACAGAGGTTATTGATACACAAAAGCCGCTTTTAGTAGAAGCACAAGAGCAATTAGATAAAGTTGAAAAGGCTATAGTAACAATTCAGAAGAAAATAAACGACTTTAATATTCGTAAGAAAGAAGTAGAAAACATTAATAATCGTGTTAAGCAACTCAATGAGTGGCAATCTTCATTAGTCGTAGATATAGATCAGCTCAACAAAGACTCTAATAACTATCAAGATATTATAGATGCTATTGTTACAAGGCAAAACGAGACTAAAAAACAAATTAGCTCTTTACAAGAAAGAATAGATATAGTTGAGTCTGCTAAGTTTATTGTGGACGAAGAAGGAGTGAAGTCGTATATTGTTAAAAAGATACTACAAGTATTAAACATGCGTTTAGCACAATATTTGCGTAGACTTGAAAGCAATAGTATCGTTACATTTAACGAGTTTTTTGAAGAGACTATTACCAACGAGCGTGGAAGTCAGTGTAGCTATTTTAACTTTTCCGGTGCAGAGCGTAAAGCTATCGATCTTGCAATGTTATTTACGTTTCAAGATATCCGTAGAGCACAGGCTGATGTTTGGCTTAACTTGAGTATGTTTGATGAATTATTTGATTCATCATTGGATGAAAAAGGTATTGAGTTAGTACTTGATATTCTTAAAGAAAGGGTAGATAATTACAATGAATCAATTTATATTATTTCTCACCGTAAAGAGAGTAAAAAATACTGTATCGGTGGTGAAATCGTATATCTTGAAAAGAAAAACGGCATAACAACAAGAACAACAACTTATGATATTTCCTAATAACGGCTTAGTAATCGGTGCACCGCAAATGCCTCTTGGGGCACCTGCTTTTGGTAGCCCGGTGGTTGATACACCACTTCCAGTAATGGAGACACCAGGTGGTATGAAACGTGCAGTGAGTTTTGCTGCAGACCATCAAGGTTGTGGTTTCTGGCGTATGCATTGGCCTGAATCAGTTATTAATGCACATCAATTAGGTATTATTAATAACAATAACTTTATGATTTTACAGGAGAACTTCTATCAAGGTATTTCTTCTGTAAGAATACAAAGACAAGTTACCCCCACTCAATTACAATTTGTAAAGTTCTTAAAGAGTATTTCAGAAAAAACTAATAATTTTAAGATATATTATGAAATTGACGATGTAATATTTCCTGAAGATATTCCTTTATATAATAAGGCTCGTGAAGCATTTGTTGATCCAAGTATTGGTAAAACCGCTATCGAGATAATGCAGCTATGTGATGGCATTACTGCTCCAACTGAGTATATGGCTAAGTATTATCAGGAGAAGTCAGGTGTACCTGGTATTGTATTGCCTAACTATATGCCGAAGTTCTGGATGGATAGGTTTTATAATAAGACTAAGATATCAGAAAATTACGAAACCAACAAGCGCCGACCACGTATTGGTTATATCGGTAGCCCTACACATTTTAATGTTGCAGGGGTGCCTGGAATTAAAGACGATTTCGGTGATATATTGGATGTCATTAAGAAAACAGTCAAGCAGTTTAAATGGGTATTAATGGGCGGTTGCCCACAAGAGCTTGCAGACTATGTACGTAGTGGTGATATAGAGTATATTGGTTGGACGAAACTCTGGGATTATCCCTATGCATTCAATGCTTTAAACGTTAATATGGTAATAGCTCCATTACAGAATAATAGGTTTAATTTAGCTAAAGCCAATATTAAACACATTGAAGCTGGTGCATTAGGTATACCTTGTGTTTGTCAAAACTTAGAACCATATAAAAACGCTCCATTGAGATTTGATACAGCAGATGAAATGGTAAGTGTTATCAAGAAAACATTAAGTGATCGCCGTACATATCTAACCGAATCGGATATTGCTCGTAAAAATGCTACAAAATATTGGTTAGAAGACCATATAGATGAGTATTGCAAAGTATATTTCTCTTGATATTTTTGTGGAAGGTCACATAATAATGACCTGTGTATCGTAACATTTATTACAGTCAACGAGATAGTATGTGTCATCTCTTTACGTGGGATGAGAATGGTAAGCGTGTAATCAAAAAAACACCTTATCAGCCTTATTTTTATGTAGAGACAAATGCTGAAACAGCTGATGCTTTATCTATCTTTAATACTAAGTTAAAGAAAAAAGTATTTAAGAGTAACTTTGATCGTAATAAAGCTGCACAAGACGGCGCCATTAAACGTCTATATCACAATATTCAGGTAGAGCAACAATTTCTTATTGAGCAGTTTAAAGACGAATACGAAAAACCTGAGTTTTCTGCTAACCCATTAAAGGTTTGCTTTCTTGATATCGAAGTTTATTCACCGGATGAGTTCCCTGAAGCTAAGGATGCAAAGCATCCTATCAATCTGTTAACTATATATGATAACCTTTCTGAACACTTTTATACCTGGGGTTGTAAGCCTTATACTCCGACTCGTGATAACGTTATATACACTCAATGCACAAGTGAATATAACCTTTTAGAAAAGTTTTTAGAGTTCTGGGAAAGCGGTTATTACCCTGATATACTATCAGGGTGGAATACAGACTTTTTCGACTTCCCTTATTTAATTAACCGTATTAATAACTTATTAGGAGAAGACGCAGCTAAGAGGTTATCCCCAGTAAAAAGTCTTTGGTGTCGTAAAGGTATCTTTGTTAAAGGTCAAGAGTTAGATCGTTGGTATATTCATGGTATATCTGCAATGGATTATCTCGAAGTGTACAGAGGTTTTGCTCGCGGTTTGTTAGAGTCGTATGCACTAAACTTTGTGGCACAACACGAATTAGGTGAAGGTAAATTAGCTATCAACGCTACCAACTTAGCTTCTCTATCTGAAAACGACTGGAATAACTTTGTAGATTATAATATTCAAGACGTTGACCTGTTAGTACGAATGGAAAAGAAACTGCAATTCTTTAAGATTATTCGTATGTTAGCTTACAAAGGACTAACCTCGTTTGAAGCAGCTTTAGGTAAAGTTTCTATTGTTACCGGGTGCGTTGCACTACAAGCATATAAACACGGTATGGTTATACCAACATTCGTTGAAGGACCTCTACGCGAGGAAATTCAGGGTGGTTTCGTAAGAGAACCAGAAAGAGGCCTACAAAAGTCTATAGTAAGTTATGACGCTAACTCACTATACCCTAATACCATTATTACCTTGAATATATCCCCGGAGACTAAGTTCGGTAAAATAGTTAGTAAGAGTGATACTGAAGTGGTTATTCGTTACGGTAATAACAAAGAGCAGCCACTATCGCATGAAAAGTTTATACAGTTTATGCAGGTTGAAAAACTTGCTCTATCTAAAGCAAATGTACTATACACGCAAAAGAAAAAAGGTGTGGTGCCTGCATTAATTGATGGGCTGTATAAAGAGCGTGTAACCAATAAAAATCAGTACGTCGAATTTAAAAAGAAACTAAGTAAGTTAACTACAGATACAGATGAGTACAAAACGTGTAAGTTTAATATGGAACGAGCTGACACCATTCAGCACGTTATCAAAATTCTTCTTAACTCCATTTACGGTGTTTTTGCTAATAAGTTTAGCCCTATTTGCGATAGTGATCACGCCGGTAGCATTACTCTTACTGGTCAGTCAGTGGTTAAGCAAGCAAGTGATATCATTGATCAATACGCTAAGGAAAGGTTTGGCTACACTGGTAAATCGTTAACTATATATAACGATACGGATAGTACTCACGTTACTATTCAACCTTTATTAGATCAAATGAAGTTAAACATATTAACTGAAAACAAGGTTAATAAAGAAGGTTTAAAGTTCATTGATGACGAATTAGGTGTATATCTTAACGAACATATTAAACAATGGGCTAAAGATAAACTCAACTCAATAGACCCACGCTATTTCTTCAAACGTGAATCTATCTGTGATGTAGGAGTATACCTTGAAAAGAAACGCTACATTATACATGTATTAAATGACGAAGGTGCAGATGTTAGTAAGTTTAAATATGTTGGTGTTGAAATTGCACGTTCTACTACCCCTAAGAAAGCTAAAGAACTAATTAAAAAGGTTATTGAGAATAGCTTATTAGTACAAGATCAAAATAAAGCAAACACTATTTATAGAGACGTTTATGATGGGTTTAAATCATTATCTATTGACGATGTAGCTATTAGAGGTGGTTTAAGTGATTTAGAAAAACATGAAGTACGTTCAGAAGGGTTTAAAATAGCTAAAGGTACACCTAATCATGTCAAAGGAGCTATTTGGTATAACATGCTATTAAAACATAGAGGGTTAGAAACAAAGTACGAACGCATTACTTCAGGTGGTAAGGTAAAGAAGATTTATATTGCGCCTAACAGGTATAATATTGATACTCTTTGCTACCCTGTTAGTTTTCCACCAGAATTAAACGATTTTCAAGTTGATTATGAAGAAATGTTCGATACAATTATAGTACCTCCAGTAAAAGCAGTTTATGAAGCTCTTAACTGGCAGTTACCACAAGTAAACAATCAAGCACAAACAGACTTATTTGACCTATTCACATGATTAAAATATCTCACGAATCTCCTTTAAGTATGCTCGAGATCTCTCGTACATACAACGATTACGACTACGCTCTCGTACACTTGTTCGAAGAGCACCCAGAATATTACAAGTTCTTTGAAGATAGTGTTAAAATGGGTAGACATGTCTTATTAGATAATTCTATCTTTGAATTAGGTGAATCTTTTAATCCTAAACGCTATGCTTATTGGATTCAAAGACTTAACCCTACAGAGTATATCATACCAGACGTATTGGAGGATTGTAATGGTACAATTGAGTCTGCTAAGAAATGCTTATGGAGAGAATGGGACTTTATTAACGATTCTAAAACTATCGGCGTGGTACAAGGTAAAACTTATGCTGAATTAGTTAAATGTTATGTAACTTTAGATCAAGAAATTGATGTAGATAAGTTAGCTATTTCATTCGATTATTCCTATTACCTTAAGCTATTCCCACACCCTAACAAATGGGTATCTTATATGATGGGTAGAGTAATGACTCTTAATCAATTAATGAATGATGGTATTATTAATAAAGATAAAACTCATCATTTATTAGGCTGTGCACACCCAAGAGAATTTAGTTTTTATCAAGGACCTGAATATAATTGGATTGAAACATTAGATACATCATCTCCTATTGTTCACGGTATTAAAAGAGTAAGATACTCTAATGCTATTGGTAACTGGAAAAAGGAGTCTACTAAGCTTGTAGA